GATTGTAAAAAGTGGGTTAATTTTTCGCCGAATATAAGAAATAATTTTACAAACATGACAGGACACGTTTATATTAATGGGCAAATAGGGAACACTTACGACGACAACGGCGCGGTATCTCAAAAAGGCGTTGAATTAATCGACGTCGTTTCACAGGTCGCAGAACTTGGGGACGTTGAAAACATACACGTACATATTGACAGTTGCGGGGGCTTTGTTTCCGTTGGTAATTCAATAGCTGAATTTTTAGGCTCATTAAAAAACTGTTTTACAATTGCAGAAAATCAATGCGCCTCAATTGCAACGGCTATACATTTAAGCGTTCCGCTTCAAAATAGAATGATTCAAGAAGGTTGTAACTATTTAATACACAATCCTTTTTTACAAAGTGTTACGGGTGACGCCTCACAGCTTCAAAGTTTAGCAGACTCAATAAAAGAAACTGAAAGCGAGTTAATAAATATGTATGTCAAAGCGACAGGGGTAAGCAAAGAAGCGATCAGCGGGCTTATGGCTATTGAAACCTCGTTAACAACTGAGCAATGTATTAAAATGAAATTCGCGTCAACAATTACGCAAAAAGAAACGGCGCGCGCGGTTGCGCTTATTTATACACAAAAACAAAATGAAATGAACAAACCATTATTGAGCCGAATGGCTTTAGCTATGGCGGTTTTGACTGGGACAGCTCAAGCCGTCATAACTCCTGAGCGTCAAGCTTTGGCAATGACTTTAGTTACTGACAAAGGAACTTTAGAAACTCCGTTTTCTGACTTAATGGTCGGAGACGCTGCAACCTTAAACGGGGCACCAGCTGAAAGCGGAACTTATGTACTTGAGGACGGGACAGTTTTAGAAGTTGTCGACGGGGTAATTATAACAATTACGCCAGCGGTTGCGCCTGTTGAGGATTCAATTAAAGAGCTTAACGCTAAAATTGAAGAATTGACAGCTCAAAACTTAGTTTTAGAAACTGAGAAAGCCGAAGCAAACGCGACAGCTTTAAAAGTAGTTGAAGAAATGGAGGCTTTGGCTTTGGTTAAAAGCTCTCATAAACCAGCTCAAGCGCAAGCAGCGTTTAGACCAGCTCCAGCGGTTGCGGTTGTTGAAAAGTCAATCAAAGAAAAAGCAGCTGACAAAAGAGCTGAATTATCAAAGTAATCAAAACAAAACATTAATATTTTAAATTATGGCATTAATTACAGTCGCAGACTTAACATTTAACGGAGACGAAATAAAGTCGTTATCCGAGGCGGTTTTTGAAAGTGGATTTTCAAAGCCTGAGTTATCAAAATTTCATACCGTTGTCAATGGTATTGTACAAAAAAAGCAAATTGCAATTTTAGGGCGCTTGAGCGGTTTAGTTGGTTTGGGAGCTGGCGGGTGTGACCCAGCAGCAGCAACAAACACTATCGCAATGAGTGAAAAGTTTTGGGAGCCTGTCACGGTTTCAGATCGTTTTACAGCTTGTTGGACTGATTTAGAGGCTTCATTTTGGGCTTACGGTTTGAAAATCGGAGTGCAAAAAGCTGACTTAACAGCTACAGAGTTTTTTATGTTTGTTCAGGACTTAGTAACTGACGCAATTCAAGAGGCAATCTATCGTATTGCATGGTTCTCTGACGTTGACGCTGCAGATTACAACGATTCACCAGCGGGGGTATTGACAAACGGAACAGTTTTAGGATATTTCAATAAAATCGACGGTTTATTCAAACAAATCTTTGCAATTGTCGGAGCTGACGCAAACCGTAAAACGGCGGGACTTGCAACTAAAAACGCTCAAGCTACATTTGCCTTACAAGCTTTTGATTCAACGGATACAACAAACAGAGTAGTGACAAACACTTTGCAAAATATGAAGTTCGGAGCTGACTATCGTTTGAGAGAAAAAGCGGGACTTATTTACGTTGTTACGGCTTCGGTTGCTGACCAATACGAAAGAGAGTTGATCGCTGCAAACGTTGCGTTTACGACTGAGAGAATGGAAAACGGAATTACAGTTTTAAAAAATGGCGGTATTGAAGTTATAAGCTTTAATCTTTGGGATAGAATTATTCGTAGTTACTATTCAAACGGCACGAAGTACTATTTACCTCACAGAGCTATTTTATTGACGCCTGACAATATCCAAATCGGAACAGAAGAAAGCGCCTCAATGAGTGACTTCGACGTAATCTTTGACCGTACAACGAAAAAGAACCATATTGATTTTGCTTTCAATATTGACGCGAAAGTCATTATTGATCATGAAATCCAAGCGGCTTACTAAATTTAAAAGGCGGGCTTTAAAACCCGCTTTTTTTTAATCTTTTAAAAAAATTAGAAAACATGAAAAAATTAATTTCTTTTTTATTTTCGCTTACAATGCTTTTAAGTTCGTCGGCGATTATTTCAACAACGGGACTAGAGCCGAGTTTATCGGTAGGGGTTGCCTTTGCTGTTACTGTTGGTTATTCTTTTGTCGCGCCTTCTTTTGGCGGAATGGCTTTTACTACTGTTTGCGGTGAAATTTCAGCAAGTATTTTTAAAAGTTGTACAACTCCAATTCAAGGAGGTACACGCGACCGCGCTGTCATTATGAACTTTGACGACGTATTAAGTTATTCTTACGCTGCGGACGGTGAAACAATTACAGATATTGTTTTAGCTTCGGGCGCTACAGCTTACCAAATCGACGGAAAAAACAACTCTATAGCTCCAAAGGCTTCGTTAATCAAAGTCGGGTTTAATAAAATGTTTGATCATACTGTAATGGCTAAAGGTTTTGATATTTCCCCAGCGATTAAGTCACAATTGAACTCGATGAAAGACGGGCGATTTATTATTATTACTGAAAACTATTTTAAGGGAGCTACAGGAAACAGCGCCTTTGAAGTTTACGGCGCAACGTCAGGGCTTGAGTTAACAGTAATTGAAAGAGACCCAAACAACGCGGACACTCAGGGGGCGTTTGATTTTACATTTTTTACAGATGTAAACAAAGAGCCACGTTTACCAAACGCTTTGTTTATAACTAGCTACGCAGCTTCAAAAGCAATTGTCGACGCTTTATTATAAAAGAGTGAATTTTATTTAAAATAAAATTTGTATTTTCGAAAGGTGTAACACTTGTTACACCTTTTTTTTATGCTTGAATTAAAAGAAATAGTTTTAAAAAGCGAGGCGACAAAAGACACTTGGCGCAAAGATACCAATTCGACAGAGTGGCGAAACGCTAATAAATTAAACATTCTTTTGACAGGAATAAGCCTAAACAAGCGGGCAAAATGTGAATGTATAGAGGACTTATTTATAATGTTAAAATTTACAAATATCAATAATAAAATTATGAGCGAAACAAACCGACAATTTCACTTGCATAAAGGAAAAGTGATTACATCTTTTCAATGTGACACAATTACGGAACATTCAAGCGACGAGCAAATGATTGCGGCTTTAAAAGCGGTTCCCGCCTTAATAAAATTCTTTAAGCGTGTGCCTGACAATTGGAGGGAAATTTGCGATTTGTCAGAAATAAAAAAAGCGGTTAAAGAAAAAATTGAGGACGTCGAAGATTTTTTAACAATTGAAGATTTAAAAGTCCCTGAGCTAATCGCTATTTTGAAAAGTAAAGGCGTTGAATACCCAAAGAACCCGAAAAAGGATTTATTAATTACTTTGGTTAAATTAAATTCATAAAATGGCAAAGGTAAAAGCTCAAGCCCTAAAGGTCGAGAAAAGAATAACAGCAACCGAAAATAAAACTTTCGGGATTATAAATTACGACTTTGATAACCTTTACCCTCAACGCGTTGACGACATTACAAACGACAGCGCGACGGCTCAAGCTTGTTTAAAAACCTTTATTAAATTTATAATGGGTAACGGGGCAACTGACCCCGACTTTTACAAAGCCCGTGTTAATGAAGATAATTTAACAGTAGACAAGTTTACGCGTAAAATTTGCGAATCAAAGGGTCGTTTTGATTCGGTAGCGATTCACGTTAATTTTAACGGGCTTTTACAGCATACAAGCGCAACGCCTATGCTTTGGAAATATTGCAGACTTTGCCCCGCTGACGACCCGTTAAACGCTGGGAAAATTGCAGTCTATGACGACTGGGGAAAAGTCAAAAGAAAAAACATTAAAAAAGAGGACGTTATTTATTACGATCTTTACGACCCGTCAAAGGTCGAGGCTCAAGTCGAAGATGCGGGCGGCTGGGAAAACTACAAAGGACAAGTTTACCTTTGGAGCGTTAACGGTTTAAATGAATATTCTTTGGCGCCTTACGACGCTGTTTTAGAAGATATGCAAACGGAGGCACAATTAAAACGCTTTAAACATTCGACAAGCGCTAAAAACTTTCTCGCGTCGTACATTATGCGAGTGGGTAAAGATGAAAGCCCCGAAGCTGCAGCAAACGCCGAAATTTTCGACGAGAATTTAAAGCAATTTCAAGGAGGTGACGGCGCGGGAACTATTCTAGTTTTAGAAGAAGAAAACGGCGCCGAAAATATTAAGCTCGAAAAAATAGACATTCAAAACTATGACCGTCTTTATGAGTTTACAGAAAAAAGCGCTCAGGAAGCAATAAGAAAACAATTTTTTATCCCAGCTGTTTTACTACTCGAAACGTCAACGGGGTTTTCAAGTGACGAGCTTTTAAATGCCAAGACTTATTACAACGATATTACGACAGGCGACCGTTTAGTTATCGAAGAAATTTTAAAAGATATTTTTTCAAAGTGGAGTTATCCAATTTGCCCGAGTCAAAATTATAGCTTAATTCCCGTTCCGTCAACAAAACCTATCGACGCCGTTTATTTACCTTATTACACAAAAAACGAAATAAGGGTTAAAAATGGGGACGCCCCAGCTGACGACGCAAAGAGCGACACGGTTTTATTAGCGGTTACGTTGGGCGTTGGGGGTACTCAAGCGCTTACGGCTATACTTTCAGATCCTTTGCTTTCTACTGATCAAAAAAAGGGCTCAATGAAAGTTTTATTCGGGTTAAGCGAAGAACAGGCAAACCAAATGTTAGGAATTTCAACAACCCCCGAACCTGTAACCCGTTAAAATATGGAAACGCAATTAATAACACTTTCAGACATTCGAGATTTTAAAGGAATTTCTTTAAATATTGCTCAGGAAAAGGAATTAAACCCTTTAATTTTAGAGGCTCAGGATTTTGATTTACGCGCCTTTTTGGGTGACTCTTTTTACATTGCTTTAATCGAAGATTTTGAAGCGTCGCCCTCTTTAGCTACTTATTCGGAACTTTGGAACGGGAAAAAATACACTTTCAACGGTTTAGATTATAAGTTCGAAGGGTTGCGCGCTGTTTTGGTTTATCATTCGTGGGCGCGTTTCGTTGCTTTAGACGGTATAACGTCAACGCCTACGGGATTCGTTAATAAAACAACTCAATACAGCGAGAGAGCCGACCCGAAAGCAATTAGCCGACTTGTAACGCAAGCGCGAAGCGGGGCAACGGTACATGAAGAAAGAACGCGTTTATTTTTAGACCGTCATTATTCAGATTTTCCCCTTTGGCGTTATGCTGGACGTACAACAAATTTTAAAAACGGAGTAAAAATGAGACAAGTTTAAGCCATGAATACAGATAACATAATTTTAAGGGAGCTTATAAATTCCCCCCTTACTACAAAAGGCGACTTTTTAACGAATGAGGACTTTGATAATAATAATATCAATATTTATAACGACTTAGTAGCTTTATGCAACACTAGCGGGGTTATTGCCTTTGATGAGTTTGAAACTTACGACGACTCCGTTTTAAATTATTCAACGTATAGCGGTCGTTTGTATGAATACGTTAACGCGTCGCCGTCTATTGGGGTTACACCTTCGACAGATACGAGTTATTGGATTGAGGTTTTCCCTTCTATTTTAGCGCACAAAAGAAACGCCGACACGGTTTTAAATGAAGGCGGAATAAATGAAGTTACAGCCGCAGAAATTAGGGCTTTTATTGACGCTGGATTAACAACAACGACAAACCTAGCGATTACAACGAAAACCGCGAACACGTTTTTATTAACAAGTTCGACGGGCGCAGACGTTACAATCCCCGCAGCAACAAGAAGCGAAGCGGGTTTAATGATCGCAACCGATAAAAGCAAAATTGACCAAGTCAGTGGAATAAATACGGGTGATCAAAGTTTAATAAGTTTGGGAGCTGAGGCAACAGCAAACAAAGCAACTGTTTTTACAACCTTAAACGACGTTCTTTTCCCAACAGTTCAAGCCGTTGAAACTCGAATAGTCGCAAAAATTGACGCTTTAATAAATGCAGCGCCAAGCGCTTTAGACACTTTAAACGAACTCGCTGCGGCTTTGGGCGACGACGCGAATTTTGCAACAACAACAACAAGCGCTTTAGCAACAAAAGAAGCGACCGCAAACAAACAAAACGCTTTAACTGTGGACGGTACAGGCGTTAAGTTCCCGACTGTCGATGCTGTTAATTCGGCTTTGGCTTTAATTCCTAGCGGCATAACAATAGGCACAACTGCAATTACTTCAGGAACGACAAAGCGTGTATTATTCCAAGACGGATCAGTTGTAAGTCAAAGTGCTAATTTCGTATTCGATGCTTCTACTCAGTTAGTAATTGGAGGTCATACGGGAGGGGCTAAACTTGACGTAAAATGTGGAGGGGCTTTGTCAACTGATTTAGGTTTGAGAGTTCGGAATAGTGCTGATACAGGAAATTTATTTGTGGTAAATGGAAATCATGATGTATTTTCAAACGGAAAAGGTAATGTCTCTACTAATTTTCAATATGGTTTAGGAAATTTTTCAGGATCAACAACGGGTGCAAATAATATCGCTTTTGGTTCTCAAAATTTACCATCATTAACCAGTGGTGTTAATAATATAGCAATAGGTACACAAAGTCTTTTTTCACTATCAACAGCCAGTAATAATACCTCAATAGGTCATCAGTCATTAGCGTACTCGAATGCAGTAGGCAATACAGGTGTTGGCTATAGAAGTCTTTTTCTTGCAAGTTCGGGAAGTGAAAACACATCAGTAGGTAATTTGTCATTAACAACAGTTACAACAGGAGCTAATAATACTGGCTTCGGTTCAGAATCATTAACAAATGCAACGGGAAGCAATAACACATCTGTTGGTCGGCAAAGTAGTTATTCTATCGGTAGCGGAAGCGGTAATATTGGCGTTGGTTATTTATCCTTATACGGAGTAACAACGGGATCAAATAACATACAAGTTGGCATTAATAGTGGAGTTATTGGTATAACAACGGGAAGCTATAATACTCTTATAGGGGGAGGCTTTTCAGGGCTTTCAACATCACTTGCAAATAACGTAATTATTACGGATGGTCAGGCAAACCAATTAATAAGAAAAGATGCTAATCACAATCAAATTCTAGGTGCAGAAACAGTATTATCTACAACCGCAACAAATGGTTTTACTTATTTTCCAACTTGTGCGGGATTGCCGACGGGAACACCTACAACAGTAACGGGCAAAGCGCCAATTGTAATAGATTCAACAAATAATAAAATGTACATCTACTCAGGGGGGGCGTGGGTTGCCTTAAACTAATTTACTATATTTACACAAAAACTAAAAAAATGGGATTAATTATCAAATCAACAGCAACAAAGAAAATTCAAAGTCAAGGTTACGACGGACAAATAACAGAACTTGAAAGCGTTTATGCACGTTTAGAATTTGCTTGTAGACCAAACGGAACAACTATTGAAAGTGCTTTTCCTTACATCTTTTTGAGTAAAGAAGCATTTAAATTGAACGCTCCAACTATTCCAACAGATGTGCCAACAAGTGCAAGTGGTGAAGTTTTAGAACAATCAATGTTAACTGCTCACGAGGTTGCTAGTGCTATGTTAGTGAAAGAGGGTTATGAAGTTATAATTGATTTGGTTTAATACCGAATAACCTAAACATGAAACCACAATGGCACCCGAAAAAATACTAGATTTAGGCGTAAAGATAGGCGTAGTTCCGTTTATGTTCTATATTATAATGCTTACTCGTTCAGACGTTAAAGAGCTTCAAACGGCTTTAAAAGACTGTTATCTACAGATGAATAACTTGAGTGAAAATCCTAGAGAAAGTAAAAATAATTATACCTTTAAACCTTTGGCGATTTTGCCAAGTCAAATAAAAATAGAAGATGAAAATACTTGAAAGAATTAAATCGAGAACCTCAAGAAGCAACCGTTTAAAAGGTCAAATTTCTACAGCTGTAGGCGTAACGTGCGCAACTGTTTTAGGTCTTGGACTTGTAACAATTGCAAGCCCTGTTTTATTTGTAGCCTTAACAGTTGGTGGTGCAATCTTCGGGGGTAAAGCGGTACAAAGCGCATTAAAAAATAAGCCATGACACAATTAACAACCGACCAGCTTAATAAAAAGTATGGTGTACCAACGCCCGAAGGCGCGGGGCTTGTTTCGATTAAATTGCCCTATCCTTTTTTATACGACGGTAAACCTGTAAAAACAATGCGTTGCCATAATATGGCAGCGGACGCCTTTTTAAACGTGTTTAACGACATTTTAAAGCATTACGGTATAGATAAGATTAACGAATTAGGAATAAATAAGTACGGGGGTTGTTTTAACTACCGTTTAATGCGTGGCTCGTCAACTAAATTGAGCCGTCACAGTTGGGGCGTTGCTATTGATCTTGACCCACAAAGAAATTTATTAAAAGAAACTTCTAAAACGGCGCGTTTCGCACGTCCTGAGTATAAACCAATGATTGATATTTTTTACAAACACGGCTTTTTAAGTCTAGGGCGTGAAAAAAACTACGATTGGATGCATTTTGAAATAGCACACTAAAAAAATAAATACTCATTCGGTTTTTTGGACTCATAAACCGTATTTTTCCGAATGATAAAACCCTTTTGTTAACTCAAAGGGGTTTTTTTATGCTTTCTTTTTACAAATGTTAAAAACTTTTATAATTCAAAACCTTATAAACATTGACATTTTAAAAATAATTCAAAAATAAATGTTTTTTTTTGTTTAAAAGTTTGTGAGTATTAATTAAATAATATTACCTTTGAATATATCAAACGATAAAAAATTAAAGTTATGACAACAAAACACGAAATTATTAAAACCATTCACGAACAAAGCGAACATAAAAGCGTTCAGGGTATTTTTGGACAAGCTATTTTAAACGCTTGTAAGGACGTTTTAAATAAACCTTTAGATATAGACTATTTAAAAAGGGTTTTCGAAGCTGGTTTGTTTCTAATTGAGCGAATAAAAGACATTGAAGATCAAATGCAAACAACCGACGACGGGCAAATTTTACATGACTTAACCCGAGAACGCAAAAGATATTTAAATTCATTAACTCTTTTAATCTCTGAACTATGAACGCTTTACTACAAAAATTCTTTAATAAAGAAACCAAACCGACAACAAAGGAAAACGAATACAAGCCAGTAATTAAAATTCAATCAACAGTAGACGAGGGCAAAGGCTTAAATTTCAATGAGAAAACCGAACATATTTTTATTAACGAATTAAAGTATAAAAGACCATGTTAGAAATAACAACCGCAACCGACAAAATTTGTCCAGCGTGCAATACTTTGAAGCCGTTAAGTTTCTTTTATAAAAACAAGGCACGCAAAGACGGGAAAACTATTAAATGTAAACTTTGTACAAAGATTAGAGTTCTTGAAATTGAAAGTATGGCTTTTAAAAAGTCAAAATACAAAGAGCATAAAATCCCTGTTATCATTGGTCAAATTTCTGAGTTTATAAATTTAAACCTTTTGAGCTTTGACAACTTTTTAAGGGTTTGCCCTTATACTTTCGAGGACTTAATAATAAAAAATCGTTCTCAAGACATTAAAGACTGGCGACAAGTTGGAATAACTATTAAATCTTTGGAGTGTAAAAATTGGACTATTTCGGCGCTTGCTTTTAATAGAGATCATGCAACCGCTATACATTCAGCAAAAGTAATTTTAAACGCTTTAGAGGGTTTTAACCCTGAGTTAAAAGATAAATTCCTTTCAGCGTTTAGCTTTGAGATTATCGACGATAAAAAACAGCTTGAAATGGGGTTAAATGAAATGATTTGTTTGGCTCAATTAGATAATTTAATATTTGAGAAACTATGTTAAAAACAAGACGAAAACGCGTTAACAGATACCGAACACAAACGACTCATTTTGTAAATTTTGTTTGTGACGTTCGGGAATTAGAATTATATTCGCACACAAAAATTGAAGCTCAAAGCAAATTAAAAGGCTTGACAATTTGGAATTTTGAAACTATATCTTTTTTACATGAGATAAACGGGTTTTTTCATTGCGTCGGTTATTTAAACGGCGTCGGTTATCAATTAATTTTAACACAAAAATAATGCTGCAGACTAAAATTTATAAAACACTAAAACCAATTTTTCATAAAGGCTCTTTATTAAAAGTTGGTCAAGAATTTAGCGAGACCGATTTTATTAACAATGAAGTTTTAGAGGGCTTAATTAAAAAGAGAATTATTATTTATTCTCATTCGCTTAAACATATTGACAACGCCCCGAAATGGAAAAAAAGACTAGCTATAATTACAGGGGTTTGGCAACGTCCCGAAGTTTTCGAAATGTTCGCAAACGCAACAAACAAATTGAAACATAATGACATTGATATTGTTGTAATCGTTGCGGGTTCTGAGGGCGCGAAATCCCGTCAAATGGTCGAGGATAAAGGATTTATTTATATTGAAATAGAAAACCAGCCTTTAGCCCAAAAGATGAACGCGACAATGTTAAAAGCTCAGGAGTTAAACGTCGATTTTTGCCTTTGTGTTGGTTCTGACGACCTTATAACAAATGAACTTTTAGAGGTTTACTATTCATACATGATCAAAAACATTGACTATGTGGCTGTATTGGATTGGTATTTTTACGACACGCAAACAAAGGCTTTTACTTATTGGGGTGGATATACCGACACCCCTCGAATTGGTCACACTTGCGGGGCTGGTCGTTTAATATCTTCAAACCTTTTGAATAAATGGGGGTGGGCTGTTTGGGAAAACAAACATAGTACTATTTTAGACGATTCGATGCAAAACAAATTGAAAACAACGCCGCACACTAGCGAGGTTTTCAGATTAAAAGATAAAAACGTTTTCGCTTTTGATGTAAAGAGCGCCGTAAATATGACACCGTTTGAACTGTGGGAAAATACTAACTTTGTAAAAGGCAAAGAAGAAACCGAACTAAGAAATAAATTTAACTCAATTGTAAAATGTGCGGAATAAATGCAGTAATAAACGGGAATGTTAACGACATTTCTTTAATGGTCGGCGCTTCGTCACCTCGGGGCGTTCAAAGTAATTTATCTTTTATAGGTCGGGCGGTTATTCAATTTGACTGGCTACCTATTACAGATGAAAATGCACCCTCGCAACCTTTCGAAAGTAAAGGGGTTTCGGTTTGGTTAAACGGTTTTATTTCAAATTACAAAGAACTAGCGGAAAAATACGACTTTGAATTAAAAACCAATTGCGATACTGAACTTTTGGCTTTGTTCTTAGGTCGGTTCAATGGGGACAAATTAGACGAGTTAAACGGGTTCTTTGCTGTTTTGTATTATTGCCCTTGCGGCTGGTATTATTTTACTGATCGTTACGGCATTAAACAGCTTTACAAATACAAAGACGACAACGGTAAAACTTTTATTTCTTCGGAGGTTAAAAGCATATTAGCGGCAAACCCTCAAATAACGTTAAATCCTGACGCTTTAGAAGATTTAAAGTATAGTTTAGGTGTAATGAATAAAGGAACGCTTTACAATGGAATAGAACGAGTTAAAACGCTACCTTTTCCAAAGATTGAAAAAGATAAGTCAATTTCTTATAACGACGCCCGCCGAAAGCTTTTAGATTTATTTATTAAATCAATCCAGCGAAACAAAACAGATTTGAAAACGGGTGTTTTCTTGAGCGGTGGGATTGACTCGGGAATAATTGCAAACTATTTAGAACCCGACTATACATTTTCAGTTGATTACGTTGAGCCTAAATTTTCAGAAATTGAAAACATAAAATTAAATTCAACGGGGGAACATTACGCAATTATTTGTAATAACGATCTTTTTAATAATTGGATAGATAAAACAGTTTCAATCCTTGACGACCCCAAAGCTGGGAGCAGTTATACAAATGTAGCTTTAACCTCTTTAGCTTCTAAGTTTTGCGAGGTTCTTTATTCGGGTGCTGGTGGGGATGAATTTTTCGGAGGCTATCCTCACAGATTAAGTAAACCAATAAACGAAGTAATAAAACGAACAAACGAGGGCGAAGATAAAAACTACTGCAAAACTCATTTTGAATACGATTTACTTTTTTTGCGAGGCGTTTTAAACGTTGAGGACACAATAGGGGGGTTTTTTACACTTGAAACACGGTACCCGCTTTTGGATAATGACTTAGTAAATTTTGCTTTATCTTTGCCCGACGAATATTTAAAAGACAAACGAATTTTAAAGGATATTTCGGGGCTGGACGCCGAAGTTTTAAGCGGCTCAAAAAAAGGGTTTTCAAATCCTTATATCAATAACGACCAATGGACTGATAAATTAATTAATAACCTAAACAACCCAATAAATGAAAGATTTGTATAACGACGATTTTATAAATATAGACGGTAATTCTATACACAAAACCGCAATAGTTCACCCAAACGTAAAACTAGGAATAGGCAACACAATAGGAGCTTTTTGTGTGATCGGTGGCAACGGTGAAATAAGAGACGTAAAACAAAACGACTTCAAAGGCTCGGTTTCTATTGGGAATAATAACGTAATTTCTGAGTTTGTAAGTATTCAAAGACCAGCGACAAAAACAGTCACTAAAATAGGACATGACAATATTATTATGGCTCATTCTCACATAGGACACAATGCAGAAATTCAAAGTAAAACAGAAATTTGCAGCGGCGTAATTGTTGGGGGTTATGTTAAAATTTTAAACTTTGCTAAAATAAAGCTCGGTTCTGTTATTCGTAACCGCGTTATAATTGGGGAGCGATCGATTGTAGGAATGGGCTCAGTTGTAATAAAACACGTTGAGGCTGGGGCGGTCGTTGTTGGCAATCCAGCAAAAGAATTGAAACGATGAAACTCGCGCTTTGTTATACATATTTCGACGGGTTCGAACAATTGTTACATTCACTTGAAAAAATGAGCCCCAACGTTGACACAATTATTTTAAGCGTTCAAAGAGAAAGTAACAACGGAAATATAAACGAAAACTTCGGAAAAGAAATAAATTATATTTATCGCAATTTTCCGAAAGTAATTGTAATATTTTACACCCCTGAGCCGCGCGCAAACTCAAAGCTTAACGAACGTTTAAAACACAATTATTTGATTGAGGCGGCGCGTAAATATGGGGCGACTCATTTTATTTTGAGCGCTTGCGATCATGTTTATACAAAAGAACACATTGAAGCTGGTAAAGAGTTTGTTTTAAAAAATAATTGTGATGTAACATTAACAAGAATGTTTACATACTACAAACGTGAAAACTGGCGTTTAGAACCTTTGGAAAACTATTACATGCCGTTTATCCATAAATTGAATTTAAACACTAAGATAAGCGCAAAACCCTATAATTTTTTAACTGACCCGTCGGTAAATGTAGAACCCCGCGAGAATTTACACGTTTTCGAGGAAACAGAAATCATTTTACATCACTATTCAATGTTAAGAACCGACATAAGAAAAAAGTTTTTAAATGCTGCGGGCTCAGACCGTTGGAAAAAAGAGGACTTTGAAACGTATTTAAACGAATGGAACGGGGCAAAAGTTGGGGATTCAATAAAATACTTTGATAATCGCGTAATTGTCGAAATTTAATTTAAATTTGTAACGATTCTTTTTTAAGTGAATAATTAGTTAATAGTTAGGCTAGGTAAGAAAAAAGCTTTTCAGAAATGAGAGGCTTTTTTGTTTTAATGAAAAATTATAATAATAATATTGTTTTAATAGAAATAAAGTTTATATTTGTTGTATAGTTGTGTAGGAGCAACGGTAAGAATTTTTAAAAATCCCTGTAATGACGAGTCTCCTACCTCCGATTTATGGGGTTTTTTGTTTACTATGAATAATAAAAGAAAACCATTAACTAAAAAAATGCGTTTTGAAGTATTTAAAAGAGATTTATTTACTTGTCAATATTGTAGCGCGAAACCTCCAAAAGTACCTTTAGAAGTAGATCACATTATCCCTGTTAAAAATGGTGGGTTAAATGATTTTGAAAATTTAATAACTTCATGTTTTGATTGTAATAGAGGCAAAGGAGCGCGCGAGTTAACATTAATGCCTATTTCAACAGTTGAAAAAATGGAGCGTTTAAGTATTGCTCAAGAACAATATAAGCAATTTAAAAAAATCTTGTTAGCTGAAAAAAAAATAATTGATTCTCAAGTTTCCGCAATAGATAAAATTTATAGTTCTTGTTATGAGGGTTGGTGCTTAAATGATCGTTTTAAACTTCAAATAAAACAATTTATTATTAAAATTGGATTTGAAGAAGTTGAGGAAGCTATGGAGATAGCATGTTTAAAAATAAATGATTCTAGTAAGGCTATCAAATATTTTTGCGGGATAGTTTGGAATAAAATTAAAAATGAATAATATGAACAGTTACGAGCTTTCGAGGGTATTTTGTGACTGGTGTTTTGATAATCCACACAAAGTTAAGCCAATTCATTATGCTATTTATTTTTTTGCTATTGAACATTGTAATAGATTAGGATGGAAACCAAAATTTGGGCTACCCTCTCAGATGGTTATGGAAGCTATCGGAGTTAAAAACTGGAGGACTTATTCAACTGGTTTAAATGATTTAGTAGAATTTGGCTTTATAAAAATGGTTGAAACTAGCAAAAATCAATACTCTAGCAATATAATTGCTATTGTAAAAAATACCAAAGCACCTACCAAAGCACCTACCAAAGCACTAGACAAAGCATTGTCAAAGCACAGTACAAAGCAAAGTCAAAGCATTGTTAGTATAGATAAACAATATAACAATGAACAATTAAACAATATAACAATTAAACATGAAGGGGTGCCAAGTATTGAAGAGTTTTTAGATTTTTTCAAAAATGAAATAACTCAATTTGATTTTAACTCTTTTCAATTTTCCGTAAAAGCAAAATATGAGTCTTGGGTGGATAATCAATGGAAGGACGGGAATAATAAAGAAATAAAAAATTGGAAAACTAAATTAAAAAATACTTTACCTTATTTAAAACCAACACAAAATGGAAACAAACTTAGAAATCAAACAACCGACGAAGGCTTACGCGCTTTCATTGAGGATTGAGGACGCAATTTCGCACCCTTTGAAAATTCATAACTCCGACGACGACGAAATTAAAAAGGCGCTGGCTTATTGTTTTGCAGCTACGGGACTCCCTGAGGCTTCAATCCCAAAAGGGTTAACGCGATCTTTTTTAATTCAATTCGTTAAAGACAATTTTAAATTTTACGCAGTCGAAGAAATAAAAACAGCTTTTACAATGGCAGTCAAAGGGGATTTAAATATAACCTCAAGGAATGGAGACGTTGAAAGGATAGCGAAACACTATAATAATTTTTCACCTGAGTACTTCGCTTCAATTATGGGGGCGTATAGATCACACAGAGAGAAAGCGAGTTTAAATTTATTGATTCAAAACAAAGAAAAAACAAAAGTTTTGGACGTTGCCCCGAATAGTATTGAGAAAGCCCGCGCCCAAATGGAATACGACAATGTAATTTTAAAGCCTATGTTTGAAAATTATAAGATTTACAAAACAATTGTTTTAGGACATACGACAGCAAGGCTAGTTTTTAACAGTTTAGTAAGTTTTCACGAAGTTAAAACCTTTTCAGAGGTGGAATTAAAGGAAAACGAAAAAACAGCCTTAGAAACGTTTAAAACAAGCGAAGCGAAAACCTTTAAAGATTACAAAAAGAAAATACAAATACTTTCGGAGGTTTTAGATAATCAAAAAACGATCAACGAAATTGAAAACGGAGCTTTTGAAATAGGAATAAAACAATGTTTCGACGAAATGATAAAAAATAATTTTAAATTTTAATTAAAAATGATTACAGTTAATAGTATTTCAGGAGGCAAAACAAGCGCATTTATTGCGGCTAATTACCCAGCGGATTATAATTTATTTGCATTGGTAAGAACAATTGATAAAAAATGTTTATTTCCAGACTCTAAAATTCGTCAAATTGTTTCCGATAAAATCGGAGTTGAATTTATAGGGACACTTGAGGAGGACGCAATAATTTATACAATGTTAGACCTAGAACAATTTATAGGGTCTAAAATTAATTGGGTAACAGGCAAACCATTTGATGAAATAATACAAAGAAATAAGGGGGGGCGTGACACAATTTATTTGCCAAATGTAACACAGCGCTTTTGCACTACTGAAATGAAATTACAGCCTTTGTTTGATTGGTGGAAAACTAATATTAATATTCCCGTTGAAATGCGAATTGGGTTTAGAGCAAACGAAATGCGAAGAGCAAAAAAAATGATTGAAAAACAAAATTCAAACGGTTTTTTAACTTTTAAAAGCATTGTCGGACAATCTAAAAACGGGCGTAATAAGTGGCGGGATATTGAATGGCAAAAGCCAGAATTTCCATTAATAAATGATTCTATTTTTAAAGATACAATTGAAAATTTTTGGAATGATAAACCCGTTCGATTTGCTTACATGAATAATTGCGTTGGATGCTTTCATAGAAACGAAATACTTTTAAAATTAATGTCAGAAAAACACCCGAACAAATTTGAATGGTTTGTAAATGCTGAAACGTGCGCTTTCGGAAAGCGCACGTTTAAAAATGGAATGAGCTACGAAAAAATAAAAAACTGGAAAACTCAATTAAATTTATTTGAAGAAGATTTTGAGGACTGCGACTCTGGTTATTGTGGTTTATAACAAAAAATAAAATAAATTAACTTGTATTATTAAAATAATATTATCTTTACAAAAAAAATCAAATTTATGAAAACTATTAATCTAAAATCGTTAACGCTTTTAAACTTCAAAGGCGTAACAGAAAAAACAATTAATTTCGAGGGTGTAACAAACATTCACGGGGCAAACGGAACGGGTAAAACGTCAATCTTTGACGCTTACACGTGGCTTTTGTATGGTAAAAACTCAAGCGATCAAACAGATTTTAATATTAAAACACTGGACATTGACGGTAAAGTCATTCATTGTTTAGATCATGAAGTCGAAGGGGTTTTTATTATCTCAGAGGACAAAACAGAAACAACGTTAACACTTAAGCGCTATTATTCGGAAAAGTGGACAAAAAAACGTGGCTCAGAAAGCGAAGAGTTAACAGGGCACGAAACAAAGTTTTTTATTGACGGCGTGCCAAGTTCGTTAAGTGAATACAAAGCAAAGGTTTCTTTATTGATTGACGAGTCGATAAGTAAAATAATTTCAAATCCTTTGTATTTCAATAGCAAAATGAAATGGAATGAGCGCCGCGAGATTCTCGAGAAAATGGCGGGCAACATTACGCCAAACGATATTATTTTAAACACCCCTAACGGTGAAACAATTTTTTCTAGTGTTATCCAGTTACTCAATGATAAAAAGAGCTTAGAAGATGAAAAGAAAGTCTTAGCAGCTAAAAGAAAAAAGCTAAAAGATGAAATTGAAACAATCCCCACCCGAATAAGTGAGGCGCAATTATCAAAAGGCGAAGTTTTAGACTTTGAGGCTTTGGAATTGGAATTAAAAGCAAACGCCGAAAGTATAAAAGAGATTGAAAACCAAATTGAAAACTCAATTGAAAGCATAAAAGCCCAACAAAAAGAAATTGAGGCGACGCAAATTGAAAAATTCAGTTTGTTAAATGAGATTAGCGCAGAAAAAAACGCGCAATACGACGCAATAAACAAGAACAAACAAGAAAAAACAAGCGAGTTAAATGAATTAAAAAATATTCATTCAAGAATTAACCGCGAAGAAACCGAGAAAATCCGTTTAATTGGTCAAAAACAAAACCAAATTGAAGGTTTTGAGCTGGAAAATAAAAATTTGCGTGTCTCATGGAATGAATGGAATGAAAAAACTTTTGAAATTAAAGAAAGCGACAGTGTTTGTCCTTGTTGCTCTCAAGAAATAAAAGGACAAGCCGAAATTTTAGAGACTAATTTTAACCAGTTAAAAGCCGAACGCTTGACAACTATTTCAAAAGCGGGAAAAGATAACGCCGAACAAATAAAGTTACTTCAAAATGAAATTGAAACGCTCGCAATTTCATCTAGTAAATCAATCGAGGACTACAGCGAGAAAATAACAGCGCTTGAACTTGAATTAAATAAATCTTTTGAAATAGTTTTAACCGACAAAATAAAAGAGCTTCAATCAAAACATGATTTAATTGTTATTCCTGAGATTTTCACACCCGACAATTCAGAGCTAAAAGCGAAAAAAATAGTTTTAATTTTGGCAAACGATGAAATAAAAAAACAATTGTTTAAAAAAGATGAAATTGAACGGATTGAAAAAAGAGTAAACGAATTAAAAACAAATCAAAAGCTTTTAAGTCAGGAACTAGCAGACATTGAAAAGCTTGAAATGCAAATCGACAATTTCAACAAATCAAAAATAAACCTAATTGAAAGCCGTATTAATAATAAATTCTCTTTGGTTACTTTTAAAATGTTTACTGATCAAATAAACGGCGGCGAAGCCCCAGCCTGTGAATGTTTAGTTAATGGCGTTCCGTTCAATGATTTAAACACCGCCTCAAAAATAAACGCTGGCTTAGATATTATAAACGGGTTACAATATCATTTTGGAATATTTGCCCCCGTATTTATTGATGGTCGCGAGTCAGTCACAAACTTAATAAATACACAATGCCAAATAATTAGTTTAATCGTTGACCCCGCAGAAAAAAAATTAATCGTTATAAATTAAAATCATGAAAATACACTTTGCAATATCATTGATAATAACGCTTTTAGGAGCGTTATTATTACCTATCTTTTGCCAATATTACGAGCAAAAAACAGGAATTTACCCTTTAGTATTTGTTATTTTTTCAGGGGCTGTAACCTTTTTTAATTGGGCTTATATTATTATTCCACTTGTTGAAGGAAAAAAGTAATTAATTAATAAAATAATACTATCTTTATCAAAAACAATTTAAAAATAAAAATTATGAAAAAAGTATTAACAGTAATTTCATTTGCATTTTTGGCGCTTTCATGCGAAAAGAACAACCCGAAACCAAATGAACCGTGTAATTGCGGGATCATTCAAAGCGATAACGCGTATGACAATTCAATTGTAATTAAAAATAGTTGCTCAGGAAATAATAAAACTTTCTATTTGAGCGAAGCCGATTGGATGACGGCGTACGTAGGTACTGACTACTGTATAACAAATGTAACAAATTGGTAATAAATTAAAAAAAAATCAAAATTATGACACAAATTAAAACAGCGGTACAACCCGCAGCAATTCAAAAAGAGTTATCGATTGAGATACTAAACAAAGTAAATTTATTTGTTGAAACGGGGGAATTAAAAATCCCCTCCGATTATTCCCCAGCAAATGCAATAAAGGGAGCGTTTCTAATTTTACAGGAATTACAAGACAGGGACAAAAACCCCGTTCTTGTTTCATGTTCAAAAAATTCAATCGCTCAGGCTTTATTTAAAATGGTAGTCGAAGGATTAAGCCCGTTAAAAAAACAGGGTTATTTTATTCCCTACGGCAAAGAGTTAAGCTGGTCGCGTTCTTATCAAGGCTCTATCGCTTTAGCTAAAAGAGTCGGGGGCGTTTCGGATATTATCGCAAATGTAATTTATTTAAAAGATGTTTTTGAGTATGGAATTGATACCGAAACGGGGCGTAAAAAGATTATTAAACATGATCAAAAAATTGAAAACATAAACAACGTCGAAATAATTGGAGCGTATGCGGTTGTACTTTATGAAAACGGAGTCAAAGACTTAGAAGTTATGACATACGCCGAAATTCAACAAGCATGGAAACAAGGCGCAACAAAAGGAACAAGCGGGGCGCATACAAATTTCACTCAAGAAATGGCAAAGAAAACCGTAATTAATCGAGCTTGTAAACAACCGATAAACGCCTCAAATGATTTTTATCTTTTAGACGGCGACGACGATACGGAAAAGGAAACGATAACCGAAACCCTCAAAAAAGAAATTCAAAGCGAGACGACAGCGGAAACCGTAACTTTTGAGGACGTGACCGATAAGAAACCAATTAACTCCGAAGCTGGGGCGGTTGAATTTGAAAAAGAAGCCCCACAAACAACAGGACAAACCGAAGCGGGATTTTAAACAATGGAATTAAAAATAATTTCTTCGGGTTCTATTGGGAATTGTTATATTTTAGAAACTGAAACGTCCGCTTTATTGATTGAAGCGGGCGTCAAGTTCTCAGAAATTCAAACAGCCTTAAACTTTAATCTTTTAAAAGTCGATTTGTGTATAATTTCACATGAGCACAAAGACCACTCGAAAAGTATTAACCAAGTTGCAAAGGCTGGCATTCCGATACTTGCAAGTTCCGGAACATTCAAAGCTGAAAAGATAACCTCAGAGCGTCAGGATTATGTTATTAAACACGGTCAAACGATACGCGTTAAAGAATGGAAAATTTCAGCGTTTAAAATTGACCACGACGCCGCCGAACCTTTGGGCTTTATTATTGAACACCCCGAAGCTGGACGCGTTTTATTTTTGACTGATACTTATATTTTGCGCTTTGACTTGGGGGCGTTTGATCATGTTTTAATAGAGTCGAATTATTGCGCTGAAATGGTCGAAGAAATAGCAAAGAAAAAAGGTTTTGACTTTGTAAATAACCGACGTTTAAAGTCACACATGAGTATTCAAACAACCAGCGAAACACTTAAAAGGCTGGATTTGAAACAATGTAAAAATATAGTATTAATTCATTTATCGGACGGCTTGACAAATGAGATTGAATTTAAAAAAAGAATTGAAGCCGAACACGGCAAACCTATAACGGTTGCAATAAAAAACCAAACAATAAATTTTAATAAAAACCCTTTTTAAAATGGCAAAAAATAAAAAAATAACTGAATTTGTAAACGAAGTAAAAGCGTTTCAGAAAATAACGGGTAAATCAATTTGTTATATTTACTCAAATAATAAATGTTTGAACGGCAAAACTTTAAAAGTTTTGATTGAGACAGGACAAGGGGTTATTACAACCGATACTTGGGACGCTGTGACTGAGTGGATGAAAAAAGAAATTGATAGTTTATAACGTACAGCGATAGGCGATGGAATTAAGGCGATTAAGTAACTAAAATTAAAAGAAATGAAAATAGGAATAATAGAATGGTTTGACTCAAGTATTGGAAAAGGAACTAAGACATATTCACCTTATATAAAAATGGGTAAAAATAAAAAGGATATAATGTTTTCAAAGGACGGAAGACCTATTTTCTTTTATTCAAGAAAGGATGCCAAAGAATACGCACAAGATTGGATTTCAGAGCAAGAATCTAAGCCTTAATTATTTTGCTTATCGTGTGTTATAAGAAAGCGATTAGCGACCCGTTTAGGGTTTCTTATAACGAACGAGTGTATGGAAAGTGCCACAATGCGGGCGCAAAACTTCGTAAAAAAGCAAAGTTAATGCAAACTTATAAAGTAAGAGAAAGCTGGAGTTTATTTGGATTTGATACATTTAGAACACACGATTTTGAAGAAATCAAAGCCAACTCTGAATTTATGGCTATGAAAAGATTTTTTGAGCGTTATTACAGAATTATGAAAAAATTACACCGGTTTCACGAAAGTAAAACAATCACTACTTATGATTGGGGTAGAATTGAAGTTTTTAACGAAAATGGTTATGCAACGTACTTCAAGTAAATCTCACATAACGGTTTGCGTATAAGAGAAGTTAAGGAACTAATTTAAAATATTGATAAGATGAAAAAAGAACTGCAAAGTAAAGATTTGAGAATAGGTAATTTATTTATAGAAAAGAAT